TCTGCAAAGCAAGAAGGCCACCATTAAAGAATTCACCAAATATCTGGATAAGATCAACATCTATGCACATAGAGACTTGGGCGTGATGTTGATTATCCCGGATGACCTTAAGTGGTGTTATCAAAATGAGCAATGATTCAAATTTGCAAGACGTGGTGCTTAAGCTGATAGAGCAAACAAACAAGCTTATTGACCAAAACAATAAGCTGACTGATCACAACAATAGACTGATCGAACAGAATAGCTTACTCGTTCAAATCAATGCAGAACAATCCGCTCAGTTATCCGAAGTTCTATTAATGCTTGAAGATAGTGAACCGGCACAACGGTCAGGATCACTAGATGGGTGATGTTATGAGCACAAGTGAATGTATTAGCTTTCAAGAGGCAGTAGAGATTGGGCTTCAGAAAGCAGCGGATAGTGAAAGAATAAAGGCTGAGGTTCAAAGCATTTTACAAGAGTTGAATTCAGTAGCTGCAAAAGCAACTAACAGAAATTTCATTTTATTTGATTTGTCTGAACCGGAAGTTAAACAACTGTCACCTCTTAAATTTGACTTCAATAACTATAGCTTTCCTATCGCCGTAAGGTGTGGAGCATTAGAAGTTGAATGCAATAGCATTTGTGAACTTGTTGAGTCAATAAAGCAATTTCTAAGATCAGCCTATTTTGGTGACTTTATAAGGATGAATATCAATGCCTAGAATTGTATCGGTTATACCGCCTAAAGATGACTCCAACATTACTAAAGCACAGGGTACAAAAATATTGCTTGATAATGGCGAGTACCTACGATGTGTCCACAAAATCACTTTAGTAGCAGAAGTTGATTCGCCGTGGAAAGCAATCATTGAAGTGTACCCATCTAATCAAGAGCAAATTAATGCATTGCTTGCAGATGTTGAGGTTATTAAACGTGACCAAGAATACAACCGCTTGGATGAGATTGAAAAGGAAATCCAGCAACTACAAGACGAGAAGGTGCTCATTGAACGCAAACACCGTCCAGAAGTAACAGGGCTTTCAATAGCTGGTGTAGCGAATGTACCAATGGAAGGGACTTTCTTGGTTGATAAAGGTGAGAGAGTTTTAAAGCCGCCTAAGAACGATGCTTTAACGGAGTTCCTTAAAAACAACCCTTCTCATTCAACAATCATTCCACCAGTAACAGGGCTGGTGAAAGATGAACAGGGTATTGTTCGCACCGTTCCAGATTCCAAAGGTGAGCAAGATGATTCAGAAGAGCATTATTAATAATCGCTTGGGGTTTTATGGATTAGATGGTCTTGAACAGCCGCATTTAATTATTGAGCTAGAAACTCCAGAAGTCCAGCGTAAACAATTGGAACTCCGTTTAGTTAGATTGATCCAAGAATATCAACGCAAGGGTTTAGATATCGATTGGATATCAATTGACTTACTTAATGGTGTAGATGCGCGAGTAAACTTAAATGAAACTCCAAACATTCAAGAACAAGTTACAGACGCTACAGGCACCCGCACAAACCCAGAAGAACTCTAAACAAAACAATTGGGGTTCTGGTCGTGGTGGTCGTCCGTGGCGCCGTCTTAAAGCCAAGATCCATTTACGTGATGAGTGGACCTGTCAATGTTGTGGCATTGTCACTAAAGACTTAGAACTTGACCATATTGTCAATGTGGCAAGAGGTGGAACGGATGATGAATCAAACCTCCAGTCTCTTTGTGTTCCATGCCATAAAAAGAAAACCCAACAGGAGAGCCGGCAATGAAT